ACAAGCGGTTTGCGTGGTTTGAACATGTACACAAGTGCAGCAGCATCTGCTTATGGCACAAGTGGCACTGCAATTACAAATGGTATCCATTCAATTGCAACATTTACACAAGCAGCGGCAGCGGTTACATATTCTGACATTACAGATATGACTCGTTTGTTTCCTGCTCAATATTGGAATTTGCCCGGCACTGCATGGATGATGCACCCGCAGACAGTTCACGAATTGCGTAATTTAGGTGGCGCAGCAGCAATTAAACAGTTTGCTGAAACTGGTGATGATGATGGCGGTGCTGTTGTTAACATTTTTGGCTTCCCTGTGATTGCTAATCCAAACATGCAAACTACAGGTGCTGGCAAGTTTAATATTTACTTGGCAAACTGGCCCCGTTTTGTGACTATTGCTGATGTGGAAGAAATGACCATTCAAGCAATGGAACAAACACAACCCGGATTTATTACTCTATACGCTGAAAAACGATTGGTCAGCACAGTACGCGACCCGTTTGCTGGCATTCGTATGGTCGGTGTGTAATGAGCGCAGTAGATTATCAATACGGTTCGCCTTATTCGGCGCAAACACGCAATCCGTTTAACTATGAAAAGTTTGAACAGATTGACCGAGATAATGTTACGCCTTGGCTTACTCTTGAAGAAATCACTCAACACATTAATTTGTATGATGATGAAAGTCAAGACACCTATCTAAAGGCGCTAGAACTGGCTACAAGGCAAGCAATTGAGGACTACCTAGGTCTGAGTATCTTTAGCGTCACTTATCGCGTCTGGTACGGCACATCAAGCCTTGCTGCATCCCCTGTGTGCTTTGACTTGCCTGAAGTTAGCCAAAATCAATACTCCAATCAACCGCAAGTTTATATTGACTCTCTTGGGTATTGGACTGATGCGTTTCCACCTGTCTTTACAACAGTTGCTTCAAATCAGTATTACTATGATGCTTCCGGTAACAAAGTCATTGTGTCTTCATTGCCTACATCGATTAATACAGTAATGACTGCGCCTATTGTGCTTCAATACACTACTGTAGCAAACCCAATTTCAGCTTACCCTGTGATTAAACAGGCTGGGCTGTTGTTGTTTACGCACCTGTATAACAATCGTGCAAATGCCACTGAAGTAAAGTTAAAAGACATTCCTTTTGGCGTGACTACATTGTTAAGAAATTACAAGCCTTTGGTGATGTGACATGGGAATCAAACGGTATGAAAACATCACAGTCAACAATTTGACCTTTGGTCAATCTGACTTTGGTGAGCAAAGCACAACCCAGACTACATGGTTTGGAACTCGTGCGCTTGTTGGTGATGTTGCCAACAGTGTAAAAATTGCTGACAAATACCGTTTGTATCAGGACTTAGTGAATTTCACTTTGAACTACACGCCTAACATGAAGACAATCGTTGATAGCCAAAACCTTTATTCGATTACATGGCGTAATGCAAGTTGGCGCATTACTGATGCAAGAGAATCTAATGACCGGATGCATGTAACCTTTATGTGCTACCGTTCTGACCCAGTTACGGCGGTATAAATGGCTACACAGAACAATGTCGTTATTTACGGAAAAGCCATTGAGTATCAGCTTGCCAGTATTGTTACGCCTGTGCCTGTGTATGCTGCGTTTAACCGCAACTTTGCCACGCAGTCTAAGTTTATTACTTGGATGCTGAGAAATGTCCACCAGCCTGTTTATACGGGCCAAACGCAATCTAACAAGGGCATTGACCGCCCTATTTTTCAAATTTCTATTTTCACTCAGAATATAGAAGAAGGTTTTACAATATCAAATCAGATATTACAATCGTTGCATGGTTATAGCGGGATGTTTGGTAATCCATCAAGCGGGGGGTTTTATATCTCCAAGGCTGATGTGTATTGGCTTTACAACAGCTATAACAATGAAGAAAATATGGCGCAAATCTTTTTAGATTGCACTTTAGACATCCCAACATAAGACAGTTTATTAACTCTTTGAAGGAAACTCAAAATGGCTTTACCAAATAAAATTTTGCCGGGTTTTAGTGCTGCGCTTTATGCTCAACCGGGAACAACTCCAACTCCATTGACACTTTCTCAGTTGTCTTTGGTCGCTAGTGTCGCGCCTCTTGCAGTATCAGGCAACTTGGTTCAAGTTGAAGCTGTGCCAGCTTTTGGTCAGGATGATGCAGTAGCAAACTTCTCAGTCGCTGGTTCACGCCAATCTGACAAGATTCCTACTCAATCTGCACCTACATCAATGACCATTACTGCCGCTTGGAACCCCAGTGATGCAGTGATTAACACATTGCTGCGTACAGATGCTTACTCAGGTGTAGTTGACCGCACTTTTGTTATCAGCGCAACTGAAGGCTCAAACATTGTGTATTACTCTTTTGTTGGTCGCGTGTCTCAATTCCAAATTGATGCCGCACCCGGCGCTGAAGCTAAATGCACATTTACAGTTCATCCACGCGGCAACCTGTACGGTTGGTGCAATAACGCTTAAAGGAGCATTAAAATGGCAGTTCCAAGTTTAGTTCTACCCGGCTTTAGTGCCGCGCTATGGATGCAAAGTGGTGCTACACCTACACCACTTACTACCGCTAATCTGTCTGTTTGGTCTGCTCAAGTAGCAACCCTTTGCGGTACTGCTGTTGGCGGTACAGGTGCATCTGGTTTGCAATTGAATGTGGAAGCGGTTCCCGCATTCGGTCAAGATGATGCTGTTGCCAACTTTATGGTTGCTGGCTCACGCCAATCGGACAAAATCCCAACTCAGTCTGCTCCTACCAGCATGACAATCACAGCAGCTTGGAATCCTAGCGATGCCGGTTTGTTGTTGATTCGTGGTGATGCCTACTCTGGTGTAATTGATCGTACTTTTGTTGTAACTGCTTCCACAAGCGCAACCAGCACAATTGCTTATGCGTTTAATGGTCGCGTTAGCCAGTTCCAGATTGATGCGGCTCCCGGTGCTGAAGCAAAGTGTACTTTCACCATTCACCCAAGGGGCAACCAATACGGTTGGTCTAACCCATGACCTTAACCGAAGCGATTGAAACGCTGGCAACTACTTATGCAGACCCTGTGCTTGTTGCTAGGGGTTTACCAGTAGATGCACAGGAAGTGGCTACTGCTTTGGCGGCTGCTACTCCTGATACAACAGAGTTTGTAGCTCTGACACTATTGGCTCAGTTTAATCCTTATACTGCGCCAGCACCTAGAACAAAAACAGTTCAACCTACAGAATAAAACATGACAACGATAATAAAAGACAACAATGACCTATTGAGTTTCTTAGTAGCCCAATCTGATTCTTCCAAGAATTGGTTTGGGTTTACTCAGCAGCGCATTACGGCGATTGCTCTGGCACATGACATTGCCAGACATCATGCAGATAAAATGACTCCTACTCAAGCTGTGGAATACGCAATAGAGTTAAACGAAGCCATTTACCACAAGATTATTAAAGCACACTAAAGGAACGACATGACAAGACTATCTTCTGCTCTAGGAAGCGCCTACGCCTCTGATTCTTTGCGAACAAAGACTTTTGAATTGGGTGGACACACATTTAAGGTTCGTGTCCCACTGACAAGAGAAATGGAATTAATCCAAGAGCGTATTGAAATTATTGACGAATCTGAATACAAAACCAGATTTGAAAAGATGACAACCTCATTCAAGGACAGCACTGCACTTGATGGTATTGTTGTTACAGATGATGATGTGATTATTGAAGGCCGGTCCACACGGGAACTGGTTAAGTCCATTATGCAAATGGAAAACCGCACAGTTGAATACATTAAGCTGATTGTTCCTGAACATGACAACCTTGATGATATTACTTACAAAGATATTGATGAAGAATGGCCTTTCCAAATTCAATTGGAAGTTCTGAACAAGATTTCAGAGGCCATTCAGCCGGGATACAAGGATTCCAGAAAAAACTAATCAAGGACATTCGCCTCCAAGCCAGAGCGTATATTTATGCTCATGGCGGGTGTCCTGATGAAGTTCCTACGGATGACATGCGAAATATTGAGATATTGTTGTCTGATGGCATGCTTGGGAATAAAGCTATTTTGGTAGCTTTAAGCTCCTTGACTACGGGCAATTTAAACTCGAAAATAGCTAAGACGGCAACGCCTTTTCAAATGAAAGATGTGTTGCCATCAACGCATGAATATATTGTCCCGCCGTTGAGCGAAGAAGAAAAGAAAGCAGAAGTCAATAAACGATTAATGTCTTTCTTGAAAACTAGACCGGGTGCGGAGGAATTTTTGAAAGAGTAAAATGGTTTATGTACCACAGAAGCTCACCTTTGAACTAGAAGGTTTTGCTGAGTTTGAGCAGCAGCTAAAAGAAATAGCTCAAGGCTTTCGTGGTGATTTAGTAGCCCGTAATACTCTTGTCCCTGCCGCCAAGATAGCGATGGAGTCAGTTTATAACTCCGCAGTGTCCAGAGCGCCTGTAGGCGATAAGCCTAGGGATAGTAAGAATCCTTTTCATATGCGAGATACCATTCGGTTGGATGCTCGTATTCCTAACGAAAAGGATAAGCGAAGCGAATATGTCAATGAAACAGATGCAGCCATTGCTGTAGTTTCTGTCAAGAAAAGTGCTGTTTCGCTTGCTCAAGAATTTGGCACATCAAAAATACCAGCGCATCCTTTTATGCGTATATCTTTACAGCAAGATTCTGGCACAGTGCTAAACACTCTAAAATCACAACTGGCTAGTCGGATACCAGATTACGCAGCAAAGCTGGCTAGAAGGAAAAAATAATGGCTTCTCAAAATATTGCTAGATTGGGCGTTGTCCTTGGATTGGACACTGCTGAATTTACAGCTTCTATTGACAAAGCAATTTCAGAAAATGCCAAACTGAAAAATGCTATTCGCAGAGATAGCAATGCTGCTGCTGCTGAGATTATTAATCTTAAACATGCTACGGATGACTACGGTAAAACGCTTACCAGAGTCCAAATGATGGAGCGCGAGACAACTTCTGGGCGCTTTATGAATGCGTCTAAGGAGATGAAGCAGCAACTTCTTGAAAGGGCTAAAGCATACGATGCTGTTGCAACTGCAACAACAAAAGTTGCTGATGCTCAATTCAAAATGAATGCTCAGCAGAAGATGGGTTTGACATATCAGACAACCGACCTTGTTACTTCTCTTGCTGCCGGACAAAACCCAATGATTGTGTTGCTGCAACAGGGTGGTCAGTTAAAAGACCAGATGGGTGGTCTTGGCAATATGTTTAAAGCCCTTGGCACATTGATTACGCCATTTTCGGTTGGTATGACTGCTGCGGCTGCGGCTGTTGGTGGATTTGGTTTGGCAATGTATCAAGCCCATGAAGAAATGAAGAAATTCCGTAATGACATGGCTCTTACAGGCCAGTTTGCTGGAATTGCTTATGATGAATTTATTAAGATGGGTGACAGTTTAAGTCACATGGCAAATGTGTCGATTGGGGAAACTAGAGATGCACTTGCAGCATTGGTTGGGTCAGGTCAGTTTACAAGACAATCATTAGATTCAGTTAGTAAAGCTGTTTTGCAATTTGGAAAGCTTTCTGGTTTAAGTGCATCAGAAGCGGCAAGTAAATTAATTCCTTCTTTAGATGGAACAGCTTCTTCTGCTAGAAAATTAAACGATACATATCATTTTTTATCACTTGAGCAATATAAACAAATTGAATTGCTTGAAAAGCAAGGTAAAGAACAAGAAGCTGTTCGTTTAACTGCTGATTTATTGTCACAAAGTTTTTCTAAAACAACTAGGGACCTTGGTACTTTAGAAACTGCTTGGAAAAATATTTCACATTGGGCATCTAGCGCATGGGATGCAATGTTGGGATTTGGTAGAGAGTCTGGTATTGATAGAGCTATAGTTCTGCAAGAGAAAATTAATAAGTTGGCAAATTGGCTTGAAATAAGATCAAGAGATTTTCCTAATGCTGATCTATCTTCTCAAAGAAAAATGCTTGAAGGAATGAAGGCTGAACTTGCCGGCATTACTGAAAGAGTTGGCTCTGAAATGGATAAAGCTGACAAAGCTTCAAAAATTGCTGAAGAAGAAGCAAGGAAAATTAAAGATAGGGCTGCGGCTGGTGGCATTGATAAAGGGAAACAAATTACTGCTGCTACTGAAAAATTAAAAGCTGAGATTAAATACACAACAGCTTTGGCAACATTAAATGAAATTGGGCGTATTGAAGCTGAAGCTGATAAAGAAAAGGCTGAAAAGAGAGCAGCGTTTGCAGCTAAAAGTGCAGAAGAGCAAAGAGCAATGGGTGGTCTTCTTGCAAATCAACTTGCACAAGAAGAACTTCTTATTGAGGCAAAGAAAAACGAAAAGATTCGTCAGATTCGTCAGAAAGAAAAGATTGATATAGCCAAGGCTCAAGTTGAAGAGCAACAAAAATTAGAGGATATGAATAATGCATACGCTCAAATGCAAGCCACAGCTAGATTTAATGCAATAGAAAAAACAAGAAATCTTGAGTTAGACAAAGAAGATTTGCAAATTAAAAATCAGATGATTTATGCGTCTGAAAAAGAATTGCAATTGGCTGAGTTACAAATTAAATATCAAAGACTAAGAGAATCTGGTGGCGCTAATCTTGAGCAACTTAGACAACAGGAAGCAATTGAGAAATTCAACATAGAACTTCGAGACACAATGAAAAAGACTTCGGAAGTCTTTGATAGTGTATGGGGCAACATGAGTTCTGCTATCGATAAATTTGTTAAGACCGGCAAGCTATCTATGAAGGACTTTGCCCGTAGTGTTATTCAAGATTTAATTGCTATTGAAATGAAAGCGCAAACCATATCATTATTACGAATGGCATTTAGTTTTATGAGTGGTGGTTCATCACCATATCAACCAGCATCCGTTCTAGGTATGCCCGGCTACGCTGATGGTGGAAATCCTGCTGTTGGTCAAATGAGTCTGGTTGGTGAGCGTGGCCCTGAATTGTTTGTGCCAAGAACAGCGGGAACAATTATTCCAAATCATGCTTTGTCCAATGTTGGTTCAACTACAAACATAACAAACTACAACATCAACGCAATTGACACTAAATCATTTGAAGACAGACTGCTTGGAAGTTCTACGGCTATTTGGGCGGCAAATAAATACGGTGAGAAAAACCTTGCTACAAGTTACGGGAGAACATAATGTCGCTACAGACAATATTTGATATTCAGCAATCCATGACGGTAAATAACCGTAGAACTGTTGGTCAACAAGTAAGCCGTTCAGGTCAAGTTCGTGTGGCTCAATACCTGACTTCTGTGCCTTGGGTGTTTACTGTGACCCCTCACAATTACCTGTATTACCCACAGGTTCGCAATATCATTCAGGCTATTGACAATAAAGACCGCCAGTTGCCTGAGAGCATTTCATTTTCCAGTACAAACCTTTCTTGGTTTGTTGCCTATCAAGGCGACTTAACGACAGGGCAAGTAAATGCTTTGACATTGGCATCATCTCCATCGGCTAATGCAACAACTATTTCCGTGGGCAACTTGCCTTCGGTTTCATCTTCTGCTTATGTGTTTAAGGCTGGTGACTTCCTCCAGTTAGGTTTATATCCCTATAAGGTCACAGATAATGTTTTGCGAGGCTCTGGCTCTACAGTGAATGTCACCCTGCATCGACCTGTTATTTCAACGCCTAGCGTTGGTACGTTGACTGCGGTAGGTACGGCTTGCACGTTTTATATGTTGGCAGAAACCTGTCCTACCTATACACTCAACCCAATGACTAATGGCGCGTTTGTTGCATGGGATGCGCCTTTTGTATTTAGAGAGGACATTACAGGATGAGTACAACAATAGCGGCTTTATCTAGCCCATCAATTAACTATGGCGAGTTTGTCAAACTCACAACTGCCACAAACACTTATACGTTTTGCAATGCTGCATCACCCATTACTGTAGGTGGAACTACTTACAGTAACTTGGGAAGCCTATTAAGCATTGGCGACATTAAACGCGAGACTAAGGCAACCAGTGGCGACCTTACGATTGCTTTAACTGGTGTTGATGGCGCTAATGTGGCAGTCATTCTTGGTACAGACATTAAAGGTTCATTGGTAGAAGTTTGGCGCGGATTCTTTGACGCTAACAACCAAATTATCACAACCCCAACCTTACAGTTTTTTAAGCGGTATCAGGGTTATGTTGGTAACTTTTCTGTGACTGAGGATTGGAACGAACAAATGCGTAGCCGCGTTGCTACCTGCTCAATTAGTTGCTCCTCATTTCGTACCATCTTGCAAAACCGTATTAGTGGATTAAAAACAAATCCAACGGTATGGAAAAACTTTTATGCTGGCGATACAAGCATGGACAGAGTGCCCGTAATTGCTTCAACTTATTTTGACTTTGGCTCTGCTCCTATTGGTGGCAGTCAATCGGCAACTGATGCCCCATCTGATTCTGGTTATGCAAGTCTTGGTGATGCGGGTATGTAAATGATAAGACAAGCTACAAGACACGATATTCCGATTTTGGTATGGATGATGCGAGAGTATGCAAATGAAGCGCCTATACCCGTTTTAACAAAGCCTGAGACGCATAACTCAGACCATGTTGGGCAGTTGATATTCCAAATGCTAAGTGGTCGGGGATTTATTCTGATTGATGATGACCACCGAGGCATGATTGCCGCCATCATTACTCAAAATGTCTGGTGTCCTAAAGTATTGGAATTGCGTGAATTGGCTTGGTGGGTAATGCCAGAGCATCGAGGTAAATCGTTGGGCGGTCGATTGTGGGTTAAGTTTGATGAACTTGCTCAAGATATGCTGAATAACAAACGTGTTGATTTTGTCTGTACTACGGTAATGGCAAATTCTCCTTTGATAGACTATACAAAGCGTGGTTATAAACCGCTTGAAGCAACTTTTTTTAGGGACTGAAAATGCCATCGTCACTTGTTATTGCTGCATATTTTGGTGCTGGGGCAGCGGGTTTAACAGCAGCAACTGCGGCACTTGGAACTTTCGGTTTGTTAGCTGCAAGGTTTGCAATTAACTTTGCCGTGTCAATGATTGTGACCCGCGCATTTACTTCAGGCAATGCTAATCAAAATGTCGATAACGGTGTGCGCCAGCAAGTGCCTCCCGCAACAACTAACAGTATTCCAATTGTTTATGGCGATGCTTACCTTGGCGGTGTGTTTATTGATGCCGTGTTGTCAACAGACCAAAAAACAATGTATTACGTTTTGGCTATTTCTCAAATTAGCCCTAATGGTCAGTTTACGTTTGATACAACAAAAATGTATTGGCAAGACCAGACAATTACATTTGATGGAGCAGACCCGACAAAAGTAGTTAGCCTTACCGATGGCGCAGGCAATATTCAGACAAAGATTTCAGGCAACTTGTTTATCAATCTGTACAAATCAAATGAAGCAGGAACTATTACTGCGTTAAATGGTTCTGCGTTGCCTAATTCTGTGATGGGTGGCTCTGATATTGCTGTGGGCCAAAGATGGCCTTCTAGCGGTCGTCAAATGAATGGCTTGGCCTTTGCAATTATTAAGATGGTTTACAACAGGGATGCTGGCACAACACAGATGCAACCCATCACGTTTCGGGCTTCGCATTATTTAAATAGCACAGGTGTAGCAAAGCCGGGCGATGTTTGGTATGACTACATCACAAACGACAAGTATGGCTGTGCAATGGATGCCAGCATTGTCGATAATATAAAAGCAATCGAATTAAATAGTTACTCTGACCAAACGATTACTTACACTCCTGCGGCTGGTGGTTCTGCAACGCAGGCACGTTACCGAATTAACGGTGTAATGGATACGGGTCAAGACGTATTGTCTAACCTTGATCAAATCATGTTGGCTTGTGATTCATGGAATCAATACAACGCTGCAACAGGTAAATGGTCTATTGTTATTAATAAAGCAGAGACTGAATCATTTGCTTTTAATGATTCAAATATCATTGGTGAAATCCGCGTTAGTGCTTTTGACATTGCTTCTAGTATTAATCAAATACAAGCGCAGTTTCCTAGCAAGTTAAACCGTGACCAATCAGATTATGTTTATTTGAACACGCCAGCAGGATTGTTGTTTGCCAATGAGCCTGATAACAAATACACAATTACTTTAGGTTTGGTCAATGATTCTGTGCAAGCGCAATATCTTGCTAACAGGATGCTTGAGCAAGCGCGAGAGGACTTAATTGTTACTTTCTCTACAACCTACAACGGCATTCAAGTTGACGCTGGCGATGTAATTAGCGTTACTAACTCTGCCTATGGTTGGAATGGTAAATTATTTCGAGTCATTAAAGTGTCTGAAGCATCACTTCCTGATGGCAACTTAGGCGCGGCTTTTGAGTTGAATGAGTACAACGCACAAGTGTATGACGATGCTTCTATAACTGCATTTTCACCAACACCTAATAGCAACCTGTCAAACCCTAATTTCTTTAGCAACTTAACTGCGCCCACGGTTGCAAACATAAACACAACAGCAACTATTCCTCACTTTGATGTTGTTTGCGGAATACCTGCAACTGGCAGGGTTACTGAAGTCACTTTGTTTTATACAACGGTAAGCAGCCCAACTACTTCTGATTGGGCGGTTTGGGGTGTTGAGACACTGCCTAACTCGCAACCTTTTGCGCCCTCTACCAGTTTGACATTTGCTGACCTTAACCTACCCACAGCAACTTATTATTTTGCCTTTAAAGTGGCAAATGAAATTGGTGGTTCTGCTCTGTCTGCTACATCAACAGGGTTTACTTGGTCACCAAACCCAACAACAACTGCGGTGGCTGGTACGTTCTTGGCAACTTTCTCACCAATCGTGATGCAAGTTCCAAGAAATTCATCACTTGTTCCGTCTTTTACAGGATTGATTACACAACTGTACGGCTCTGCCGCTGGTGGTGCAATTGACTTTGTAACGGCTCAAGCAGATAGTGATGCGTCTTTTGTAGATAACACTTGGCGTATTGGCGCATCATCAACCACAGGCAATGCGGATGTATCTACATCAGGCGGCTTGGTTATGGGTTCAATTACTGACGGTGGCACATTTGCTCAATGGGGAATCCCAACAGCAATGAGTTCATCACCAGCAACATTAACTGTTCCTGTACGTTATAAATCTTCTTTAGGTGTTGTATCTCAAGGCGCAACAGCAATTTTGCAATTTGTATTTGTTGATCAAGGTGCAACAGGAAGTGCTGGTGCTGATGGCAACCAAGCGGCTAACCCTACTCTTTATCAATGGGCCACCACAACCCCGTCTAATCCTAGTGGCACATCAACCTACACTTGGGCAACAGGCGTTAACGCAAGTTATTCAGGCGGTGGTGGTTGGACAACAACTATTCCTGCTAATCCTAATACTGCGGGAATTCAACTTTGGACAGCCATTAAACCTACCGTGGTGGCGGCTGGAACGACTACTTCAACAATCAGTTGGACAAGTGGTTTTACTATATCTTCTGTGACTGCTAACGGTGCAAATGGCGCCAATGGTACTAATGGAACTAATGGTACTAATGGCCTTCAGACTGCAAGACCTGTAGTTTATTTGTGGGCAGCTACATTGCCTTCTAGCCCAACAGGGACTACAACTTATACATGGTCAACCAGTAGTTATGCCGCGCCATCGGGTTGGAGTACATCAATTACAAGTTCTCCAAGTGCAGGTTTTACACTTTGGGCGGCTACGGTCAATATTTCTGATACAGCTACGGCTACCACCACCACAATTAATTGGGGCTTGTCTAGCATCATTGCTTCGGGTTACGCGGGTACTAATGGCGCTACTGGTGCTACAGGCCCAACAGGACCGACAGGCGGTACTGGTTCTACTGGAAATCAAGGTGCATCTGCTCGAATCTGCTATACCAAAACAACTTTGAGTTCTTTGGATACAACACCGACGACCATCACAACATCAGGAAGTGCATCATTTCCTTCAAATAATTCTTGGGGAGCAGGAACTGTTTGGGTTGCACAGCCACCAACAATTACTGCGGGTGAATCTGTTTATCAGTCAGACGGTATCTATGATCCTGTAACGGGGAACACGGTCTGGAATGTCCCTTATCTTTCCGCATTGAAAGTTGGTAGCCTGTCTGCAATTACTGCTAACACCGGAAACCTGACTGTTTCTGGAACGATTCAATCTAACACGGGTGCAATTAGTGGCACAACAATGACGGGTTCAGGCGCGGTCATTTACTCGTCTGGCAACTTCGCGGTCGGTAACTCAACCAATAACATTACCTATGACGGTTCAGCAATCACACTCAATGGAACAGTAGTTTTCCCATCAAACATTAATTCAAACAACTTGACGTTAAAAGACGGTTCAGGCAATGTGATTTTGGGTAACGGCACTCCGCTAAACTTTGCCAATATTACTCCTGCGTCTGGATGGCTAAACACCAATATCACAATCTCTGCGGGTGCTATTTCTGGCATTGGTACAGGTAATGGAACTGCTGTTGCTAATAGCTCAATATCAATAAATTCAAATGGTACTTTGTCAGGCGCTGGTAGTGGTGCTGTAACGCCTGCGGGAATTAATGCAGTCAATGTAGATCTATCAAATGCACCAGCGGGAATTTTAAATAGTAGCGTGACACTTGGAACTTTGGGTGCAGGTGGATTTGCTTATTTAAGTCAAATTACTTCTGCAAATGTTTCAACCTATATTGCAGGTGCAGCTATTGGGACTGCACAAGTTGGCGTTCTCACAGCAGGAAATATTGGCGCTAACACAATTGATGCGTCTAAGATTGCTGCCAACACAATTACTGCTGGACAAATTGCAAGTAACACAGTAACTGCTGGCAATATTGATTCACGCAACTTAACAATTAAAGATGCTTCAGGAAATATTATTTTTGGTTCTGGTGCAACTGTAAATGCGGCTTCTTATATAGTTGCACCTTCGGGTTGGCTCAATAGCAATATTTCAATTGGTAGCAATGGAATTTTGTCGGGCGCAGGTGGCGGTACAGTTACCGCTACTGGCATTAACGCTGTGGCAACTGATTTATCAAATGCGCCCGCAGGAATCTTAAATAGCAATGTTTCACTTGGAACTTTGGGTGCTGGCGCTTTTGCTTATATCAATGCAATCACTACTGCTAACGTATCAACATACATAAATAGCGCGGCTATTGGTACGGCTCAGATTGGCGTTTTAGCGGCAGGGAACATTGGTGCAAACACAATTGACGCAAGCAAGATTGCGGCTAATACGATTACTGCTGGACAGATTGCTGCTAGTACCATCACAGCAACACAGATTGCCACAAACACAATTACTGCTGACAGGATGTCGGTGTCTACCCTATCGGCCATTACTGCCAATTTAGGAACAATTACAGCAGGTTCAATAAGCGGCTCATCTTTGAGCGTAGGGTCAAGCCCTGCGGTGTCTGGCACTACGATGACAGGTGCAGGTGCAAAGATCAATACCGATGGCACATTTGTATTGGGCAATTCATCTACTAATATTGCCTACAATGGTAGTGCCATGTATTTGAATGGCAATGTGGTGGCTACTGGAAACATTAACACCAATGCTGTAACTTTAACTTCTAGTGCTTTTACATCTGCTAGTTATTTAAATACAGCGGGAAGCACTTGGCAAGACGCACAAACATTGTCTATTACAACTAGTGGAAGCCAAGTTTATATTGCTTCATCAGGTAGCCCAGTTTCAGGAACTTTTATAGATGGAGATAACACGGGAAGTTTTAACCCGCAATTTAGATTGGTTAGGGATACAACTGTTTTAATGCAAGGCGGTTTAAATCCATCAATGTCTTATAGTGAGACTCCATCAGCAGGAACTTATACATATCGCATACAAGTTTTTAGTCAAGCGCCTGCCGGTAGCATCACTGCTTACGCTGGCCTATCAAATCGTTCATTATTTGCAATCGAGACAAAACGATGATTTACACAATTTATTCTGAAACAACAGGGCAAATTCTTAGAGTTGTACAAACAAACGATATACATTCACAACTTCAAGATGGCGAAACGTATATTCAAGGTTCTATTGATGATTCCGCTTTTTACATTGAAAATGGTGAGGCTGTAGAAATACCATCAAAGCCAGATCAATATTCTGTTTTTGATTTCACTACAAAGCAATGGGTTCAAGATCAAACTATGGCTGTTTCTGATGTTTCATCTAAAAGGCAAAGATTGCTTTATGCAAGTGATTGGACTCAATTAGCTAATGGCCCTTTAACTACTGCACAACAAGCGGCTTGGGCAACCTATCGTCAAGAACTTCGGGATATTCCTAGTCAATCAGGTTATCCATTTAATGTTGTTTGGCCTGTTGCGCCAACCTAAAAAGCACATTAGAATCTGTAAAACAAGATACGACATCATCCGCAGTTCTGTGAGTGCATAGAACTTGTTGTAACCCAGAATGGGGAACGGAATGTCAGAAGCATATATTTATGTTCATCATCGGTTGGATACCGATGCGCCTTTTTATGTAGGGAAAGGCTCATCCAATCGCGCCACAAGCAAAAAAGATAGAAATCAATATTGGCACAATATTGTCAATAAAGTTGGTTATAAAGCCATCATTGTTCAAAATGGCCTATCTCACAAACAAGCCTTAAATGCTGAAAAATTTGTAATTGCAGCATTAAAAAACAAATATAAGTTGGTCAACCTTACAAACGGTGGCGATGGTGGAAACGGCTTAAAAGGCGTAAAACATCCTTTGTATGGCCAGCAAAGAAGTGCAGAAACCAAGGCTAAGATTTCAAAAGCATTGCAAGGCGTAAGTGAAGGCGGCAAAGCCAAAAAAGGCATTGCACTAACAGAAGCGCACAAACAAGCCATTTCCAATGGTTTAAAAGGCAAACCTAAAAGCGCAACACATATTGCGGCAGTCGCACAAGCCAACAAAGATTCAAGCAAAAACAAAAAGCCGCGGAAACCTTTATCTGAAGAAACAAAATTAAAAATTTCTTTAGCGCAAAAGGGTCGGAAATTAACAGAGGCGCATAGAATTGCACTATGTAAGCCTAAAGCAAAAAAGGTACTCTAATGGCTATATTTTCCAAAAACGTACTCAGCCAAATTTCTGGCTTTGACAATCCAATTCTTGCTGGCGAATTGGTTTACAACCAGAATACTTACTGGAATTTAACATTTACAAATTCCAATACAAATCTGCCAATCAATCTTACTGGTGCGACCATCAACGCACAGATTGTTCGTAGGCAAGTCACAAACATCATTGATACCCGCAATGGCTTGACCTTTGACATTGCAGATTACAACCCAGCACCGACTGCTATTCCGCTAACCGTATCCAACATTGTTGCGGTAGCAGGTACTTGCACATTGGTGATTGACTCTACTACTTGGGGCTTGATTACTACTGATGCCCAACTAGAAATTAATGCAACAAACTGCGTGGGCTATTCAGGTCGGGTCAAGGTTTCATTCCCTGCTAGTGGTTCTACTCCTGCTGATGACCAAATCATCTTTTTGTTGTTTTTGGTTCGCTCTGATGGCATCGTGGTTGTATGACAAAGGGAATAATCGTATCCCCTGCCAACAGAGGGGTTCAGGTTGTTGTAACGGATGAAAACAACGTACAACTATTAATTGATAGCAACCGAGGCGTAAACCTTGAGGTTGTTCCACAGCCCCGCATTGATGTATTGGTTGACAAAGGTGTGGGTGGCCCTACAGGACCGCTTGGACCAACTGGACCTACAGGAGCAGCATCTAGTGTTCAAGGGCCTACAGGCGCTACAGGACCTATTGGTGCTACAGGTCCAACAGGGGCGGCTTCTACAGTTCAAGGCCCAACTGGTCCAACAGGCTCAATAGGACCTACGGGTGCGGCATCTACGGTGCAAGGTCCTACAGGACCTACAGGCTCACAAGGTGTAATTGGTCCTACAGGTGCTACGGGTTCGCCATCTACAGTTGCAGGACCTACAGGTCCTACGGGCAACCAAGGTCCAATGGGGTTTGTTGGAAATACAGGCCCTACAGGACCACAAGGCGTTGCTGGGCCTACAGGACCACAAGGAATTCAAGGTCTAACAGGACCAACAGGCACTCAAGGTATTCAAGGAATCCAAGGCCCAACTGGTCCTACTGGCGCTCAAGGCATACAAGGAATTCAAGGACCTACAGGTCCACAAGGTATTCAAGGTATTCAAGGTATTCAAGGTATTCAGGGTATTCAGGGTATCCAAGGGGTCACAGGACCTACGGGCGCACAGGGCAATACTGGACCAACAGGACCTACGGGCGCTGCTTCCACCGTTCAAGGGCCAACAGGACCAACTGGCGCACAAGGAACAGATGGTCAATCATCTAGTTTCTATCAATATCAGGCCGACACAAATCAAACATCTGGCACTCCAACCGCAGGGCATTTGTTTTGGAACACGGCAACACAGATTTCTGCCACTCAAATTACTGCAAGTCATCTTGAACAAGGTAGTTTAGATATTGATATTTTCTTGTCTTTCATTAAGACAGGCGACACCATTGTTTTACAAGACCAAAACAATTCTGCTAATTACCAAAAATGGCAAGTCTCAGCAACGCCTACGCTTGTTCCAAATAGTTACATTAACTTGCCAGTTACATTGATAGCGTCTGGTGGTACAGGAACAACAAACTTTGCAAACAACCATGATTTGATTTTTGTCATTCAATCTCAAGGCATAGTTGGCCCTACTGGTTCTACAGGACCTACTGGTCCTACTGGTGCAGCCTCTACCGTTGCTGGACCAACTGGACCGCAAGGTGTTGCAGGACCTACGGGAGCGCAAGGCGCAATCGGCCCAACAGGACCGCAGGGCATCCAAGGTATCCAAGGTATTCAAGGTGTTGCAGGTCCTACTGGCCCAACAGGAGCGCAAGGTATACAAGGCGTAATTGGCCCTACAGGTCCGACAGGCGCACAAGGAATTCAAGGTGTTGTCGGCCCAACCGGTGCAACAGGGGCGCAGGGCATTCAGGGCGTGATTGGACCTACAGGTCCTACAGGTGCTGATAGTACAGTTGCAGGTCCTACTGGTCCAACTGGCGCACAGGGAATTCAAGGCATTGCAGGTCCTACTGGACCTACAGGCTCTACTGGTACGACAGGCTTAACAGGCCCAACTGGACCAACTGGTGCTAACTCTACAGTTGCTGGCCCTACAGGACCAACTGGCCCTGCGGGTGCGGGTTCTTCACTAGCAATTAAAGACGAAGGCACGACACTAACTTCTTCTGCAACTAGCCTTAACTTTACTGGTGCAGGTGTGGTTGCTACAAACGTAGGTAGTGATGTAACAGTAAATATCGCTGGTGGTGGTGGTGGCTCATCACCTCCAAAAGCAAAACTTGATACTTGGATGATTGGAGCAATGTAAATGGCACAGAATACAAACCCTATTTTTCCGCTAATTCCTGCTAATACATGGGTTAGTGGAGCAGCGGCTAATGCGGCAACGCCTGGTGTTACTGCTAACACAACTAAAGACCTGACTAGCGGCACGATTTACGGCCCGATTGAAACGGCTGGTGCTGTGGAAGGATCTCGGCTTGACTTCATTAAAGTCAGGGCGCTTGGTACTAACGTAGCAACTGTTATTCGTATCTGGATTAACAACGGCTCGGTGACTACAACAGCAGCTAACAACACGCTGTATCTTGAGCGCACCTTGTCTGCAACAACTGTTTCTGAAACAGCAGAACAGCCCGACATTATCTTGCCTCTGGGCATTAGTTTGGCGGCAGGTTATCGTGTGTACGCTACGTTTGGCACAGCAGTTGCGGCAGGTTTCCACCTGACTGCAATTGGTGGAGATTACTAATGTTTACGGGATTTGCATCCGAAAACACACCTGCAATTCAGGTGTGGGATTTATTTACCCCAATGGCGGCAGGGGCTGTTTCAAATATTTACCTTACTGACGATTGCGCCCCAATTCAATTCTTTAAAACAGGATCGTCAACATTAACAATTAAAGTCTATTTGCCAACGGCTCCAATTGAAGGCAAAACCATCAATTTTATTAACTCTCGCTTTGGGTCTTCTTTTCAAGAAATACAATTATTCTCCGCTGACCAGAGTGGACAAGGAACAAATACAAACATTTATTCATTTGGTGCGGGGCAAATACTATCGTTAACTTACACAAAAAATGCAATTTCTTTTGGAACACTTGATGGCTTTAGAAGAACTGGTTGGATTCCTTTAAACATGGGGGCTTCTTCTGCCGTAAACCATTATGGAGTTGCCATAGGTGGCAGAAATAATCGAGTAGGTGCTTTTGCTGGCGTTGTTTCTGGCGACTCTAGTGGTGCAACCGGCGACTATTCGTTTGTAGGTGGTGGTTCAAGCAACACAGCAAGCGGTCAAAGCGCTGCTGTTGTTGGTGGTCAAAGCAGCACAGCAAGTGGGCCTTTTTCATTTGTTGGCGCTGGCAATGGAGCGCAAGCAAGCGGTCAATCTTCTGCTGTTCTTGGTGTCGGAACAGCAAGTGGCACTTTTTCTTGTGTTATCGGAAGCGCAGGAAGTTTGGCAAACGCTACAAGTAGTTCAGTGTTTGGAGGTGCTTACGGGGCCGTAAGGTCAATAGAAGGAAATACAGTTTTCCCCGCAACAAACGGGCCTATTTCAACTTTTACAGGGCCTACTCAATCAGCCCTGTTATTACTTGGCCGTCAAACCACAGACGCAACCGCAACAAGGCTCACAAGCAACACATCTGCTGCATCCACAACCAACCAAGTCATCCTACCCAACAACAGCGCATACTACGTCAAGGGTAGCGTTATTGCCACGGTAACAGGCGGCGGCAACACAAAGTCTTGGGACTTTATTGCGACCATTAAACGTGGTGCAAATGCTGCTGCTACTTCCATTGTTGGCGCTGTTACTTTAAACGTGCAAGCCGCTGACGCAGGGGCGGCTACATGGATTGTTGCCATCACTGCTGACACAACAAACGGCGGTCTTGCTGTAACGGTAACGGGACAGGCGGCTACAACAATTCGATGGGTTGCAAAACTTGAATCAACTGAGGTGACATACTAATGGCTATTCAATTTGACAACACAAACACGGGTGTAGTTACGCTGTTTTCGGGAACAGCTACAGGGTCCGTAATTCTTGGTGGCACAGGCAACTCAGCAGACGGTCAAAATTCTGCTGTTGTTGGTGGTCAAAACAACTCAGCAAGTTTTACTAATACAATTATTATTGGTAGCAGTGGAAGTTCAGCAGGTGGTGGACGTGCTGTTGTTATTGGTGGTCAAACAAACTCAGCAAACGGGAATAGTGCTGTTGTCGTAGGCGCTGATTCTGGTACAGCGAGCGCCACAAATACTGCTGTTATTGGTGGGCAAAACAATACAGCGAATGGGTTTAATGCTGCTGTTGTTGGTGGGG